GACAAACCCACAGACAACGAAGTAGAAATTATCCGCAAACAGTTGCTACAATGGTGCAAGCTCAACAAGTTTGACAACCGCATGTTCAAGATATTCCGCAACGTGCTCAAGTATGGTGATCAGGTGTTTGTGCGTGATCCTGAAACATTTGAACTATACTGGGTGGACATGACCAAGGTCAAGCGTGTTATTGTAAACGAAAATGAAGGCAAGCGTCCTGAGCAGTATGTGATTCAGGATATTAACCCTAACTTCCAAAACCTAACTGTAGCCGCTAAAACCACAACAGATTTCCAGGTTAATCCTCCTGCGGGTGGACAAGCCAGCAACTTTAACTATACTGCACCAAGCGCACAAGGCGAAGGCAGTCAAAGCAGATTCCAACACACCATCAATGAAACAGTGCTTGATGCAGAACACGTGGTTCACCTTGGCCTAAGCGAAGGTTTGGACTACTACTGGCCATTTGGGCAGAGCATCCTAGAGATGATTTTCAAGGTGTTCAAGCAGAAAGAATTATTAGAAGATGCTATCTTGATCTACAGGGTACAACGTGCTCCAGAAAGACGTGTGTTCTACATTGATGTTGGTAACATGCCTAGCCACCTTGCTATGCAGTTTGTTGAGCGTGTGAAAAATGAAGTACACCAAAGACGTATTCCAACACAAACAGGCGGTAGTGCAAACGCACTGGATGCAACATACAATCCACTTAGTATCAACGAAGATTACTTCTTCCCGCAAACGGCAGAAGGTAGAGGTTCAAAAGTAGAAACATTACCAGGAGGTGAGAACCTAGGACAAATTGACGACCTCAAATACTTCAACAACAAACTTGCTCGTGGATTAAGAGTACCAAGCAGTTACTTGCCAACAGGTCCAGACGAAAGTGACCGGGCTATGAACGATGGCCGTGTAGGCACAGCACTTATACAAGAGTACAGATTCAATCAGTACTGCGAACGTTTGCAAAAACAGATTATTCAGAAATTGGATGACGAGTTTAAGATGTTCATGCGCTGGAGAGGCTTTAACATTGACAGCGGATTGTTCACAATCAATTTTCCACCTCCACAAAACTTTGCAAGTTATCGTCAAGCAGAGTTGGATACCACAAGAATGCAAGCCTTTAGCACTCTTGAGCCATTGCCTTATTTTAGCAAGCGTTTCTTAATGAAGCGGTATCTTGGACTCAGTGATGAAGAGTTGCAGGAGAACAGTGAGCTTTGGGCCGAAGAAAGTGATGATCCAGAATTGACTCCAACAACTGGACAGGATCTACGAAGTGTTGGTATTAGTCCAGCTGATATGGAAGGTGATATTGATATTGGCACAAATCTTGATATCCCAGGCGAAGAAGGAGATCTTGGTGGTGAAGCTCCTGACTTAGGTACAGGTGCAGAACCTACGCCATTAACTCCACCGCCTGCGGTATAAATATTATTATGAACTTGTACGAATTTTTTGAACCAGCAGTAGAAGGTTACCAAGACGTTGCAGACGACAACACGCAACCACAAGCGGGTGACCTACGCAAAACAAAACTAACATTAAAGCAAATCAACAAATTGAGACGCTTGAATGATGTACGAGCTTATGAGTTCAAAGAAAACTTAAAACAAATAAAAAAACAATACGCACCACCAGCACAGCCTGCTTTATAAAAAAATTTGGAAATTTTCCAAAAATTTTTCCTTTTTCTACCTTTTTACCCCCATAACTAAACTGATCTGTATATTTTTTGTAAATATATTACAGAGCCATTACTTGGAGGATTCTAATGAACAAGTTTGAACAACTTATTGAGTTCGTTATCAATGACGAAGAAGACAAGGCACGTGAGCTATTCCACGAAATCGTAGTGGAAAAAAGCCGTGACATCTACGAAAACATCATGGCAGAAGAAGAAACTGTCGAAGAAGATGCAGAAGTAGTTGAAGAAGATGAGACTGTTGAAGAAGCAGTTGAAGAAGATGCTGAAGCAGTAGAAGAAGGTATCGAAGAGATTGAAGAGCTAGGCGGAAGTCAAGCAGAAGATCTTATCGACGAGATCGAAGCTGAAGAAGAAGGCATCAGCATGGAAGCCGAAGAAGACGAGGGCGACGCAGACATGGAAGATCTTGAAGATCGTGTTGTAAGCGTTGAAGACAAACTCGACGAGCTTATGGCTGAATTTGAAGAATTAATGGGTGCAGACGCTGAAGGCGAAGAAGAAATGGACATGGATGACATGGGCGACGAAGAAGAAGTCGAAACCATGGACATGGAAATGGAAACTGAAAGCCTAGAAGAAGGCGCTGATCTTACAGCCGCTCCTAAGCCAGTTACTAGCGAAGAAGGTTCAGTAAACACTAAAAGCACATACGCTGACAACAGCGGTGCTAAAGGTGCTGAAGCCAAGCCAGTAAGTGAAACAGGCGGTGAAGAGAAAGGTCGTACTGCTCCATCAGCACAAGACATGGGTGGTACTACACAGCCTGACATGAAGGCAGCACCTAAGCCAACTACAGCGCAAGCTAGTGGCGTAAACACCAAGAGCCCTGTAGGCTCTTAATTGAGGAAGTCAGGTATGGCTCATTACCTAAGAGAGAATCTTACCTTCGACACGGCAAAAATTATTTTGTCTGAGGATGCTGAAGGTAAGAATCTCTACATGGAGGGCATCTGTATCCAAGGTGATGTTAAGAACGCCAACGAACGTATCTATCCTGTAAGTGAAATTAAGAATGCTGTTGCAACTCTTAATGAGCAGATTAAATCAGGTAATAGTGTGCTAGGTGAAGTTGATCATCCAGATGACCTCAAAATTAACCTTGACCGTGTATGCCATATGATTGAAGGCATGTGGATGGACGGTCCTAATGGTTACGGCAAGTTAAAAATTCTCCCTACTCCAATGGGAGAGCTTGTTAAAACCATGCTCCAAGCAAAAGTAAAGTTAGGAGTAAGCAGTCGTGGAAGCGGAAACGTTGATCCACACACAGGACATGTCAGTGACTTTGAAATAGTCACTGTCGATGTAGTTGCCCAACCTAGTGCGCCTAATGCGTATCCTAAGGCTATTTACGAAGGACTCATGAACATGAAATATGGTCATGCTGTGCTAGAAATGGCTAGGGAAGCTGGGACGGACAGCAAAGTGCAAAGATACTTGAAGGACGAAGTAACTCGTCTTATCAAGGATCTCAAGATTTAGGAGAAAAGCATGCTAGATGCTATCAAACCATTATTAGATATCGATCTGATCAACGAGGAGACTCGTCAAGCAATCTCAGAGCAATGGGAAAGCAAGATGAATGAAACTCGTGAGACGATTCGTGCAGAACTACGTGAAGAGTTTGCACAACGCTATGAGCATGACAAATCAACAATGGTTGAAGCCCTAGATCGCATGGTTACAGAAGGTCTACAGAGCGAGCTTGAAGCTGTTTCAGCAGAAAAGCAAGCACTAGCAGAAGATCGTGTTAAGTTCCAAACAACTATGAAAGAAAGTGCCGACAAGTTTGACACTTTCATGGTATCAAAGTTAGCAGAAGAACTTACTGAACTTCGTAAAGACCGTAAGGCACAAACAGAAGGCTTTGAGAAATTAGAGCAGTTTGTTGTTGGTGCGCTGGCAGAAGAGATCAAAGAGTTTGCTGAAGACAAGAAGGACTTAGTGGAAACACGAGTTAAACTTGTTTCACAAGCACGTGATCAACTCGAATCATTGAAGAGCAAGTTCGTTAGCGAAAGTGCTAGGAAGATGAGCCAGAGTGTAAGCAAGCATCTTAAAGATGAGCTTAATCAGTTGCAAGGAGATATCAAAGAGGCTAGAGAAAATACCTTTGGTCGCCGTATCTTTGAAGCATTCGCAAGTGAATTTGGTGCAACTCATTTAAATGAGAACGCAGAAATTCGCAAGTTAATGCAAGCAATTGAACAGAAAGATCGTCAATTGGCTGAGTCCATTGAAGCTCAAGAACAGGCTAAAGTCCTAGTTGAGAGCAAAGAGAAAGAAATTCGCATGATTACTGAAAGCAACACTCGTAAGAGCAAGCTTGAAGATCTTTGCGCACCTCTAAATGAAGAGAAGCGCGAAATCATGATGAACTTACTTGAAAGCGTTAATACATCCCGTTTAGAAAACGCTTTTGAAAAATATCTACCAGCAGTTTTACGTGAAGGCAAAGCAAAAACTTCGAAAGAAGCGTTAACTGAGTCAAGAACTGAAGTTACTGGTGATAAATCTGCGAAGGTTGCGACGGAAGAGAAGGTTGTGGATAACAACGTGATCGACATCAAACGCCTAGCAGGGCTTTAAGAAAAAGGAAGGAGACTTAAATGTCACAAGATCTACTAGAAAGCCGTTGGGATGAGACCAAGGAAGCCCTCCTAGAAGGTTTGAATGGTTCTCGTCGTTCAACTATGGGTGTTATTTTAGAAAACACCAAAAAGCAACTTATTTCAGAAACAGCCACCGCTGGTGCAACTGCTTCTGGTAACATTGCTACACTTAACCGTGTGATTCTTCCAGTAATCAGACGTGTTATGCCTACAGTTATTGCTAACGAATTGGTTGGTGTTCAACCAATGACTGGCCCTGTAGGACAAATCCACACTCTACGTGTTCGTTACGCTCAAGCGTTAACAGATAGCTCAGCCGCTGCTACTTCAGTAACAGCTGGTGAAGAAGCACTATCACCATTCAAGATTGCACAAGCATACTCAACAGTTGCTAACGCTACAGCTACAGCGTCTAGCTACACTGGTGCAAACACTCCTGTACTAGAAGGAGACGGTGGTAAGAGCA